TATAACTACCGATGGTACAAGTACACAAAATTATGATTTTACAGTTACTAACAAAACTGTTAGTAATGCTAGTAAAGATTATACAATAAAAATTACTAATGTAGATACTGGTAATGTAGTTGCATCTAATAGAGTTAAAGGTGCTAATCAATCTGTAGGTTTTTTAATAAATAATAATAATATTGGCACGACCAATCTTAAGGTAAGTATATCATCTTCTACAGCAATAAGTGTTAATCCTGAAGTAAGAGTTTTATTTAACACTGGTACAGACGATGATGCTACAGATGTTTCAGAAACATATACTAGATCAGGTGCTACATCTTTAATAACAAACATAGATATATTAGAACATATACCTAAAATGAAAGTAATAGATTTCTTAGGTGGTTTATTTAAGATGTTCAATCTTACTGCATTTTTTATAGATGATAGATCTCACGTAGATTTTGATAAAATTAAAGTACAAACATTAGATACATTTTATACATCAGCAACCAGTAACCCTTCAGGTGGCACAATAGATATAACTGATTTTATAGACATAAGAAGTCATAGGGTAGATGTTTCACTACCTTTTAATGAAATAGATTTAAAATATCAAGAACCTAAAACTTTATTAGCAGAAGAACATAGTGAAAGATTTAACAAAATATTTGGTGATGCTGAATTTAAATTAGAAGAAGTATTTCCTGATGAAATAGACAGAGGTACTAAATACGAAATACAATTACCCTTTGAACATATGAAGTTTGAAAGACTGATAGATTTAGGAGATGCTAATTTAGCAGCTACAGAAATACAAGTAGGATATTCTGCTAAAGGTGATTTTAGGTTTGTAGAAGGAATTGATACAGATGGAGATGGGGTTATTGATGTAGGTGATAAACCAAGTAAAGGTGATTACGAACCTGTCCTCACAAAGCCATTATTATTTTATGGCATAAATAAAACAGGTATTACAACAAAAATAAATTATAATTCTGATGGTTCTTCAGGTACAGATAATTTAGGACTAACTAAATACTTTAGACCATCTAATACAAACGAAGAAGGGTCTAACGAAGCATCACCATTAGAAACAGGTACTACTACATCTACTGTAGAAAATAAATTAGTTGATTCAGGGCAAAACTTTACATCTACTTTAGCTGTAGGTGATGTGGTAAAAAATACTACAGATAATACTACTACTCTGGTCAAAACTGTTGATAGTGATACACAGCTATCTTTACAGAGTAATATATTTACCACAGGTGAAGGATATAAAATATTTAGACCACCAGCTCATACAATAAACTTTGACAATGAAGTTGACGAATATCAACTTATAGATTACAATGGCACAACTAATTCTTTGTACAAGAAGTTTTATAAAACATATGTAGAATCTGTATTTAACAAAGCAAAAAGAATATATAAATACAATGCGTATTTACCTGCAAGTTTTATGATACAATTTAAATTAAACGATCAACTTAAGATACAAGATAAGGTGTATCGGATTAATTCTATAAACACAAATTTAACCACAGGAGAAGCTACTCTTGAATTACTTAATTTAACATCTGACGAACAGTTATGATAAAAGAGATATTAGAATTACTAAATGCTGACAACTGGTACGGAGTATCAGAAAATGTTGACATTGCTAAAGGCAAATATAAAGCTGTTAGTGATATCAAAGAACTAAAGCAAACACTTAAAAGAATAAGATATGGCAGAGGAAATTCTAATTAGGATAAATCTCCAGTCAGGAGAAGCGAAAACTAAAATTGACGAAGTTAAAAAAGCTACAGAAGTTTTATCTAAGTCTATAGATAAAATGACTAAATCTGAATTAGCTAATGCTATTGCACAAGAGAAAGCTAACATACAAAGACAGATTACTAAAAAACAAGTACAAGAACTTGCTTTAGCACAAATAAACCAAGCCAACGCATCAGATAAAAGCAGAGCACAATCAGGATTAAATAATGCTATATTATTAGAGACAGGTAGACTTGCTTCAGATGCTAGTTTTGGCTTTACAGCTATAGCAAACAACTTATCTCAGTTAGTAAGTTTATTTCAAAGTTTTGCTAAAACCAATGGTGGTTTTGTAAAATCACTTGGAACATTAATTAAGAGTTTAATGGGATCAGGTGGTGTGTTAATTCTTTTACAATTACTAATATCTTATGGTGCAGATTTAATGAAGTTCTTTAAAGGCACAAGTGGTGCTGTAGATGACTTTAGAAAAAAGTTTGATGAAGCTACCAAAGCTATAGAAGCACAAGAAGTAGAATTAAATAATTACATTGAAGTATTAGGTAAAGCAAATATTCCACAAAAAATAAGAAACAATGCCCTAAAAGAGCTAGAAAAGGTAATGCCTAATATTATTGATCTTGACAAAGAAAATAAATTAAGCATAGATGACCTTAGAAAAGCTACAGAGAATTATATAGAACAAGCTACACTCAGAGCTAAATTAGAAGCACTGCTTGAAGCTAACAGAGAAGTCTTTTTAAAGAATGAAAAAAATAGACAAATAGAAGAAAAACTTTTAGCTACGGAAGATAGAGATGAAAGAGAAAAAATATTAGATGAAGAGCTTAGTTTTTTTAAGAATAGTAAAAGATCTTTCACGGAATTTTTGTCTGGTAGGACTTTACAGTTTAAAAAACTAAATCCACTAGAGCAATTTAGACTACTTACAAAAGGAACTACTGACCAATTTAATCAAGTTGTTAAGGATGCAGCAGAAATACAAGAGAAACTAGAAGAAGAAATAACCAAAAGAACAGGGTCTGGATCAAAAAGAAGATTTAGAGAATTCCAAGAAAGATTATTTGATATATCTAAATTTAAATTAAAGTTTGATAAAGAAGCAGCAAAACTTGAGAAAAGAACTAATCAAGAACTACTTGACATACAAGAGGAATTTGCTAAGGAAGAAGCTGATAGAAGACTAAAAGCATTTGTAGAAAAAGAATTAAAAAGACTAGAAGAATATAAAGAAAGAGTTAAAAATGCAAAAAATGCAAACGAGCTTATAAAAAATGCAGAAGCTGAGTTTGATGCTGAAATGCAAGATGCTGCAATTAAACACGGTGAAGCTTTGATAAGTATAGAAAATGGATTTATTGCAAAAAGAGTTTTACTAAAAGAGAAAGAAGCATTAGCTGTACAGAAAATAGAAAGAAATATAGAAAACATCAGTATAGATAGGTTTAAAAATATTGGTGATGCAGATGAATTATTCTTTATAAGAAAAACAGAACAGATAGCTAATGATTTAGAAAATGATAAAGCAAGATTAGATGCAGCAGATACTTTAAAACTATCAGATGTAGAAAGAGCACAATTAAGACAAGATATATTTACACAAGAAAACGAACTAATAGATCTTAATCTAGAAAAAGAAATAGCTGCAATAAATCAGAAAAAAGCGATTAATTCACAATATGCTGATTTCGCTAAAGGTATTGGTCAACTTCTTTCAACATTGGCAGGAGAAAATGAAGCTATGCAAAAAGCTGCATTGGTAGTAGAAAAAGGTGCCGCTATTGCAAAAGTAGTAATAGATGCAAATGCTTCTGTATTATCAAGTAGAGCATTTGCTAAAGCAGTACCAGCTATAATACCACCTGGTGTTCCAAATCCAGCAAAAGTTATTGCTGAAGCATCTTCTGTTAGAGATATAAAAGCCACAAAAATTGGTGCAGCTATAGCTATTGCTAATATATTAGCTACTACGTTAACCTCATTTAAGAGTCCAAGTGGTAGTGAAGGTGGTGGTGCAAGATCGTCAACACCAAGAGCTACTATTACAGCAGAAGCACCTGACTTTAATGTGGTAGGTGCATCTCAAGTATCACAATTAGCACAAAGTGTATCAGGACAAGTTACTAAACCAGTAAAAGCATTTGTAGTAGGTAAAGAAATTACATCACAACAAGAATTAGATAGAAATATAAATAACACAGCAGGAATATGAGAATTATAGAATTAATAATAGACGAAGAAGCATTACTTGCAGGAATAGAAGCTATTAGTATAGTTGACAAACCTGCTATAGAAGAAAAGTTTATTGCTTTATCAAAAGACCATAAAATACAATTAGCAGAAGTAGATTCTGAAAAGAGAATATTAATGGGTGCTGCTTTAGTGCCAAACAAAAATATATATCGTCAAACAGAAGATGATGAATATTATATATACTTTTCTGAAGATACAGTAAGAAAAGCATCAGAACTATTTCTTATGAAAGGCAATCAGAATAAATCCACACTAGAACACCAAGCATCTCTAAATGGTTTGTCTGTAGTAGAATCTTGGATAATAGAAGATGAAGTACACGATAAGTCTAAGAAATACAATATGGATTTACCTGTAGGAACTTGGATGGTTTCTATGAAAGTAAACAACGATGATGTTTGGGAAAACTATGTTAAGACAGGTAAAGTTTCAGGTTTTTCTATAGAAGGATATTTTACAGATAAAATAGAAATGAGTACAGAATTACTAGATGAATCTGAAGCAGAAGAAATACTATTTGAAGTAAAAGACTTTATAGAATCTAAAAGAACAGAACTTGCATCTTATAGCGACTATCCACAAGGTGTAGTAAACAATGCTAAAAGAGTATTAGAATATGTAGATAAAAATGGCTGGGGTTCTTGTGGCACTGCTGTAGGAAAACGTAGAGCTTCACAATTGGCAAAAAAAACACCATTATCTGTTTCTACTATAAAAAGAATGAGAAGCTTTCTAGCTAGACATAAAAAAGACTTAGAAGTATCTAAAACATATTCTGATGGATGTGGTAAACTAATGTACGATGCTTGGGGTGGTAAAGCTGGTCTAAGATGGTCTGTATCTAAACTAAAAGAATTAGGTGAGATAGACCTGGTAAGTCAAGTTATAGATGATGACTTTGCAATTATAGATGATAGACTAGCTTATGCTACAAAAGAAAAAGCTGAAGAGATGGCTAAAAATATTGGATGTGAAGGGTTTCACGTACATAACTTTGAAGGTAAAGATTGGTATATGCCTTGTAAAGAACATATAAAAGAAGATTTAGCAGAAGTAGGTCCTAAAGGTGGTGTAAGAAAATCACCTAAAGCACCAGCATCAGGAACTCCTAACCCAAACCCTAAAGGAAAAGGTACAGCTAAAGGTAATGCCAAAGGTAAAACAGGTGCTAAGGTATCTGCAAAAGATAGAGCAACATTACAAAAGAAAGCAAATGAATTTAATGAAAAGTATAAATCTAAATTAGGTTATGGTGTAACTGTAGGTATGTTGGCTAGTGTATATCAAAGAGGACTTGGTGCATTTAATACAAGTCGGTCACCAAAGGTCAGATCTGCTTCGCAGTGGGCATTTGCAAGAACCAATGCATTCTTGTATTTAATTAAAAATGGTAGACCACAAAATCCAAAGTATACTACCGATTATGATTTGCTACCTAAGAAACACCCTAAAAGTAAAAAGTAATGATACGTAGAAGAAAAAATGCAACAGTAAGTAGAAGTTCACCTAAAGGTGGTAAAAGAGGATGCTTATGTCCTGATGGTATAACATACCATTCTAAGTGTTGTGATGGCAGTCTACAAGCACAAGGAATAGGTAACATTACAGGAGACGGAACTTAAAAATGAAACATATTAATATTAAGTAATTAATTATCTAAATTACTTTATAAATATATTAATATGGAATCTCCAAAAGCGACAACAATTTTAAATGAAATATTGCAGAAATTGTCTAAGCTTACTAAGGAAGATGAATTAGCTCAAGGCATCAAAGAAGAAGTCGTTGCAGAGAATTTATCTGAGCAAGTAAAAGAAGACAACCAAGAAGCAAAACAAGAACTATCTGAAGAAGTAAAACAAGAAGCTTCTGAAGAAAGTGAGCTGTCTGAAGAGTCTACGGAAGTAGAAGCTGAAGAAACTCAACTGATGGAAGGTTATGTTAAGCAAGAAGAATTTGAATCTAAAATATCTTCTTTAGAGTCGAAAATGGCAGAGCTTATGAAGAAAGTAGACGAGGATCTCGGAGTGGCATACAAAGATAAAAAAATGATGTCTGAGCAAATCGAAAAACTTTCTGCTGAACCTGCTGCTGAAACTATTAAACATAGTCCTGAAACAGAAGTAAATAAAGCTAATGTAAGCTTTAGAAATCCGAATAGACCTATCAGTACACTAGATAGAGTTCTAGAAAGAATAAGTAAATAAATAATCATAGAAAATAATTAAAAATGGCAACAACAACTTCTATTACTACTACTTATGCTGGTGAATTTGCTGGTAAGTATATTTCGGCAGCACTACTTAGTGGTGATACATTAGCTAACGAGCTAATAACAATAAAACCAAATGTAAAGCACAAAGAGGTGCTTAAGAAAGTAGCTACTGATGATATCGTCAAAAACGCTACTTGTGACTTTGATCCTACTTCCACACTTACTCTTACTGAAAGAGTACTTACTATGGAAGAGTTTCAAGTGAACCTACAATTATGTAAGAAAGATTTTACAACTGATTGGGAAGCTATCCAAATGGGATACTCTGCATTTTCAAATTTACCACCATCTTTTGCTGACTTTTTGATTGCTCACGTAGCAGACAAAGTAGCACAAAGAATGGAAACAAATATTTGGAATGGTGTAAATGGAACAGCAGGACAATTTGATGGATTCAAGCAAACACTTGCTGCAGATTCAGATGTCGTAGATGTTACAGCAACGGATGTTACATCTTCAAATGTTATAGCACAAATAGGTGCTGTAGCTGATGCAATTCCTCAAACTGTTTATGGTAAAGAAGATTTATATATCTACGTAGCATCTAATGTTTACAGAGCATATGTAAGAGCTTTAGGAGGATTTTCAAGCAATATTGGTGCTGCTGGTACAGATAATAAAGGTACACAGTGGTTCAATGGTGGAAATCTAACTTTTGATGGTATCAATATTGTACTAGCAAAAGGACTACCTACAAACATTATGGTAGCTGCACAAAAATCTAACCTTTATTTCGGAACTGGTCTTTTGTCAGATCACAATGAAGTAAAAGTTATTGATATGGCAGACCTTGATGGATCTCAAAACGTAAGAGTCGTAATGAGATTTACTGCTGGTATCCAGCACGGAATTGGTAGCGAGATAGTACTTTATACCTAATAGATAATTATTAATAAGAAAGTGGGTAGTTTATTCTGCCCACTATTCTACCTAAAACTAAATATAAAATGAGTTGTAGTTTAACAAGATCAAGAGCCGAAGCCTGTAAAGATTCAGTAGCAGGTATTAAGGAAATTTATTTAGTTGACTTTGGTGGTTTAGGTACAGTTACACTAGGTTCAAGTGATGAAGTAACAGATATTACTGGTAGTTCATCTAATGCTATTACAGCACAAAAATACGAACTGAAAGGTAACAATTCTTTTGAAACGACAGTACAAGCTTCAAGAGAAAATGGTACAGTCTTTTTTGAGCAGACACTAAACATTACACTTAAGAAACTAACTAAGGAAGACCATAAAGAATTAAAACTTTTATCTGCAGGAAGACCACACATCTTCGTAAGAGATAAAAATGATAATATTCTTTTAATGGGAAGAGAGAATGGTGCTGATTTAACAGAAGGTACAGTAAGTACTGGAAATGCACTTGGTGATTTCAACGGATACAATTATACATTCGTTGCACAAGAAAGCACTCCACCAAACTTCTGTACTGTAGGAGCACCTACTGTAAACAATTATCCATTGACGTTCTCAGGTTTATCAGGAGACAATACGACTATTGGTACACCAGTACAAGTATAAGGATTCTTTGTTTTATTAATAAAAAGGGGTATATTTATATACCCTTTTTTTATGCCTAAAAACAAACGGAGATGATACAGTTATTTAGGTATGCATATTTTAACAACATCAACAGATAATCAATTCTTAAAGTTTATATCTAGAGCAGATGCCACTTCACCTACTTTATCACTTACAGATAAAGAGAAAAGGACTACATCTAGTGTTACTGTTACTAAAGCAGATGATGGTGGTTATATGAAGCTAACTGGTAGCTTTGCACTAAAAGAAGGTAGACAATATTTGTTTAGAGTTAAAGATGGCACAACAGAAATATACAGAGGACTAATATTCTGTACAGATCAAACAGCACTTGATAAATACTTTATTAATAGTGGAGAATATGTAACTCAAGATAATTACGATAATGATTTTATAGTATTAGATTAATATGGCAAGAAATAGAAATAAAGCTAAGAATGTAAATATAGTGGCAAAAGATTCAGTTCACGTTATCAATCTTTCTTCATATACGTCTCCACAAGTAGTAGAGAATCCTAGAAAAGAATATATAGAATATGGTGATGACAACCAATACTTTCAATACCTAATTGATAGATACAACGGTTCTGCTACAAACAATGCAGCAATAAATGGTATATCTGAAATGATATATGGTAGAGGACTGGATGCTTCCGATAGTAAAGAAAAACCTGAAGCTTACGAGCAAATGAGAACCTTGTTTAGTAAAGAGTGTATGAAGAAAGTATGCTATGACTATAAAATGATGGGTCAAGCTGCAGTACAAGTAATATATACAAAAGATAGAACAAAGGTATTTGAAGTAGAACATATACCTATTGAAACACTAAGAGCTGAGAAAGCTACAGATGGTAAAGTAATGGCATACTACTATCACCCCAAATGGAAGGATATAAGGAAAGATGATCAGCCAAAACGTATCTCAGCATTCGGAATGTCTAAAGATGGCATAGAGATACTTTATATTCGCCCATACAAGGCAGGATTCTATTACTATTCACCAGTAGATTATCAAGGTGGTTTGCAATATGCTGAACTAGAAGAAGAAATAGGTAACTATCATATAAATAATATACAAAACGGTTTGCAGCCAAGTATGTTAATTAACTTCAATAATGGCACACCTAACAAAGAACAAAGAGACGAAATAGAAAGAGCAATCTATGAAAAGTTTAGTGGTTCATCTAATGCTGGTAAATTTATATTGGCATTTAACGACAGCAAAGAATTAGCTGCAAGTATTGAACCAGTAACTATTCCTGATGCTTACCAGCAGTATGAGTTTCTAGCAAATGAATCTATGACTAAGGTTATGGTTTCACATAGAATAGTATCGCCAATGCTTGTAGGTATTAAAGATAAAACTGGTCTAGGTAATAATGCCCAAGAATTAGAAACAGCATCTATACTTATGGACAATACGGTTATAAGACCAATGCAAGTAACTATAATAGATGAACTACAAAAAATATTAGAATATAATAATATTGATTTAGATCTATACTTTAAAACATTACAACCTTTAGAATTTACTGATCTGACCAATGCAATATCAGATGCAGAAGTAGAAAAAGAAACAGGTGTTAAAAAAGATGATATAGAAAGAGAAGAGGAAATAAACGAACAATCTGAAGAATAATGGCAACAGCACTATTTATAAAAAGAGAAGACCTGGTAAAAAACACTGCTATAAGTGGTTCTGTAGATACAGATAAATTTATACACTTTATAAAACTAGCACAAGAGATTCACGTTAGAAATTATTTAGGTACAGATTTATATGATAAAATTAGTGCAGATATTGTTGCTGGTAGTTTATCAGGAGATTATTTAACATTAGTAAACGATTTCATACAAGATATGCTTATACACTATGCTATGGCAGAATATTTACCTTTTGCTGCTTATACTATATCTAATGGTGGTGTATTTAAACACGAAAGTGAAAATAGTCAAACAGCAGAAAAAAGTGAAATAGATCAACTTATTGCTAAAGAAAGAGATTATGCAGAATATTATACAAATAGATTTATAGATTTTATGAGTTTTAATGCTGCATCTAAGTACCCTGAGTATTATACAAATCAAAATGAAGAAATATATCCTGACAAGGATTCTAATTTTGCTGGTTGGGTACTGTGAAGAAAAGAAAAAAAATTGGACAATATAAACCAAAACAGAAGAACGAAATAAGACTTTCAGGTTATCTTAAAAAGAATAACAATGAGCTACGGTAAAGTTTATGAAACAAGCTTTTGGGGTGATTTACCTTCAATAATATTTCTAGGCTTTAATAAAGCTTATGCTTTTATATCAGAACAGACAGATTTATTTATATCAACTGTTAAAATAAAAATAGATACAATATTAGAAACAATAGATAGAACAAATTATTAATTATGGCAATATTAAATTTAAATGTAGGAACAGCAGCAAACTCAAATGACGGTGCTACGTTACGAGATGCTTTTATTAATGTTCGTAAAATGATTTATGAAATATACGGTGTATCTACTACATCAGATGTTTTAAATAATTATACAGACACATTAGATATATCAACAGGATCACAAACATTTAAAGAATCAGTACAAGATATAGTTGGTGCTATGTTTTCAGGCAACTCTGAAACAAATATTACAGCTACCTACGAAGATAGTGATGGAACTATAGATTTAGCAGTATCAGCAGATTTAGATAGTATTGGTGCTGGAGATGGTCTTACAGGCACTTCTTTAACTTCAGGTGATCCAGTACTTAATGTAGTTGGTGGAGATGGTATCACATCTAGTGCAGATGAAATAGAAGTTACCGTAGATGATTCAACTATAGAATTATCTGCTACAAATGGTAGTGGTGCTGTAAGAATAAAAGACTTAGGTGTTGCTACAGGTAAGATTGCTAACGATGCAGTGACTGGTGCAAAAATTGCAGACGATGCCATAAATTCAGAACATTATACAGATGGTAGTATTGATACAGCACACATAGCTGATTTACAAGTTACTACAGCTAAAATAGCAGCAGATTCCGTTACCAACGCAAAATTAGGAGTTGAATATACAGCAAGTGTAGCATTAAGTTCAGGAACTACTGTTGCAGTCGATACTGATTTAGGAGATGTATTTACAATGACAGCAGCTCATTCTCATACTTTCAATTTCACTAATGTTGTTGTAGGAGATATTAAGACTTTAGAAATTACAGGATCAGGTGGTTCACTGACTAGTGCTTTTGGAACAAGCAACGGAGCATCTGCTACCTTTAATAAAATTGGTGGCACATATTCAGATGCTGCTGCAAAACAAATAATACAAATCAAGTGGACTGCAGTTAACAACGCTTGGTATCAAATTTCACAAATAGCATCATAATGAGAGCAAGAATAGAAAACGGAAAAATAGTTAAATACCCAAAACTTCCTAATACATTTCAAGGAAGCGATAAGCATTATTTAATGTTTGACAAAGAGCCTAGTAGTGTTCACGAAACATATGGGTTTTATGAAATAATAACACCAAGTTACGATAGTAAAACACAATACATATCTAACCTACACACCATAGATGATTACGAAGATGCAGATGGTAAAACCAAAACTGTATTTATATATGATGTAAAAACAAAAACATTTAGTGAAACACTTGCAGAACTAAAAACAAAAAAGATACAAGAATTAAAAAGTGCAGCTTACAATAAATTAAGTTCTACTGATTGGTATGTAACAAGAAAAGCAGAAAAAGGTACTGCAATACCTGATGCTATAGAAGAAGAAAGAGATAATATAAGATCTAGTGTAGATACAAAAGAAAGCGAGATTAATGCACTTACTAAAAAAGTAGATGCATTTAACTACGATATAAGTTTGTAATTATGCCTATTAATGAAAAATTAATAATACAAGAAGCTGCTGCCTCAACAGGCGATGCAGATGCAGCACAAGGTTTAGTATTACACCTTGATGCTAACGATGAAGATAGCATAGAAGCAGGTGGTGCTAATCAAGGAAATGGTAGTGGTACTTGGTTTGATATAGCTAATCACGATTTAGTAACACCTTTAGCTGATAAGGCAAGTAATTTAATTTTAAATTTAGATGGTGGTATTTACACAAGTGGAGCTTGGCAAGACCAAACCACAAATGGAAACAATGCTGCTCTAAATGGCGATGCTGCTTACAATTCAGATGTAAGAGGTTATTTTACTTTAGATGGTACAGGGGATTATTTACAAATATCAGATAATAGCTCCTTAAATTTAGCAGGGGCTGGTTCAACGTATGAGATGTGGTTTAGACAGCACACTTTAGCAGCTAGTGAACATTTATTTGGAAGGTTTGAAGGTGCAGGAGCAAGAGATTTTTTTGTATCGACAGGTTCAAGTGGTGCTATTAGCTTACATTATTATGATGGTACTAATAGTGTCGCAAACATAGATTCATCAGGTAGTTTATATGCTGCTAATACTTGGCATCACGTTGCAATAACCTTATCAAGTGGCACTAGTGGTGGTGCTGTAATATTATATATTGATGGCACAGCAGTAGGAAGCACAACACTTTCAGGAAACAGAATCACAGATGCTGCAGCAGATTTATTTCTTGGTAGATTAGGAAGTGGAAATGCTTTTGAATTAGATGGGGACATAGGAACTACAAGAATTTACAATGTAGCACTTACACCTTCAGAAGTAGCACAAAACTTTAGAGCAGGTAATTTTTTAAGTTATAGTTCTATTTATTCTACAAATTTAGCGATACATTTAGATGCTGCTGATGATACAACAGTTTCTGCTACAACTTGGTCTGACAAAGCAAATAGTAATAATGCGACTATTGGTAGTAGTGTTGGATTTAGTGGAACTCTATCCGATTACTACGACAAAGAATTAGGCAACTGGTTGGTTTTAGATGGTAGTGATGATAATATGACTATAGCATCAAATAGTAGTTTCCAAAATGCTACAGCTTTTACTGTCGAGATGTGGATAGAACCAATTTCGATAGGTGATAATGAAATGCTCTCAACTTTATACACAGGTGGAAGTGATTATAAATGGGACTTGAGATTCAACAGTGCAAGTGGTGATATAAGGTGGGGGGTTGCCAATTCAAGTGGTGCATTTGCATCATCACAAGATATAACAACAACTGATACATTATCAACTGGTAATTGGCATCACTTAATAGCTACTTATGATGATTCAGCGAATACACAAAAGATATTTATAAATGGATTAGAGGTTAAAGCAGCATCAAGCCCAACAGCAGGTACAAGAACAGGTGGTTCAGATGACATTGATATAGGGCATAGAGTAGGAAGTTTTGAAGCAAATATTAAAATAGGACAATACAGGTTGTATAATACATCTTTAACTTCAGCCCAAGTAGCACAAAACTATTTAGCTACAAAAAACAATTATCCTAATGGTATAAATGGAGATATACAAGGTCCAACATTTCAAGGTGGCTCAACGCCCTATCATTTTGATTTTAATGGTTCTACAAATTATGTAGATGCTGCTTATACAACTTTAGGGGATAGAGATTTTACTTTAACTATGTATATTAAGTTTGATGATTTATCCGCAGAAAGATATATTTGGAATAAATATTTGACTGGAGGAAGTGGAGAGTTTGGTATGATTGTACAAAGCCCTGCAAGTAGCGATAAGATAGTTTGGCAAATGTATGATACAGGGAATGGTACAGCCATTAACATTACTACAAGCACAAGTTTGACCACAACACCTTATTACCATTTAGCTTTTGTATATGTTAAAGAAACGTCAGCAGTAATATATTTAAATGGCTCATCAGATGGAACAGACACTTATACTGGTTCAAATCCATTTGCACAAAATTCCGACCAAATAAGAATTGGCAGATATCAAACAAATTCAACTTCACACGATGGGGAAATAGGGCAAGTAAAAATATTTGATAAAGCATTGTCAGCATCAGAAGTATTGGCTGAATTTAATGCGACCAAAACAATTTACGGATTATAATGATAACAGATTTAAGAACATACGGACTTTCAGCATTTGCATTAGTATTTAGTTCAATGCCACAAGTTAATATGTACTTACAAACTGCTGTTCTGATCCTTACAATTATATTAGTAATAATTCAAATATATCAAAAGACAAAATGAATTTACCTAAAAACGGAACATTTAGATTTTTATTACACTTCTCAGGTGCTTTACTTGTATTCTTTCTAATAGTAGGCATACTTGTTTACTTAACAGAATATACTATACCTAAAGAAAATGCTAGTATAGTAAACACATTAATTGGTATGATAGCTGCCAGTGTAGCTATGATTATATCAACTATTACAGGTAGAAATCCTGATGAATTAGAAAGTGCAAAGAAAAAGATAAGCACTTTAGAAGCTAGAGTAGATATGTTGGTATCACAAAAAGATAGCTTAGAACATATGATAATAAAAATGCAAGAAGATTCTATAGATAAATTATCTCTTATGAGTTCTTTCTATATAGATGACTTGCGTAAAAACGTAAAGAAATGAAAAAGATAAAAGATTATTTAGTGTCTAATTGGAATAAATTAGAACTAACAACGAAAATGGTAGTAGTGATGTTTGGAATAACAGTGCTATATATTATAACTGGTTTATTAAAATGATTAAACTTAAATATTTTGAATTATCTGAATTTGACAGTCCTGACCAAGAGAATAGTGGTATTAATATGGATAATACTTTCTTACGGATGCTGGACAAAGCAAGAGAAATCGCAGGAATATCCTTTAAAATTAACTCAGGATATAGAAGCGAGACTCACAATCTTAAGGTGGGAGGAGTGCCTAAATCATCCTCAAATAGAGG